CAAGGTAGCGTAGAGAGCTGGGTACAGAGCAAAGTCGATGAGTGGCGTGAGTTCTACGACACTAACTACGACGACAAGCACAACGAGTACTATCGCCTCTGGCGTGGCATCTGGTCAGACCAGGACAAAGGACGTGAGAGCGAGCGCAGCCGTATCGTGTCCCCTGCCCTACTCCAGGCTGTCGAGAGTAACGTAGCTGAGGTTGAGGAGGCTACCTTCGGAAGAGGGCGGTTCTTCGACATCTCTGACGACTACGCTGACGAGGACAAGACAGACGCTACCAGGATGCGTAAAGCCCTGGATGAGGAGTTCAAGAAGAACAAGATTAGGCAGTCAGTGGGTGAAGTACTGCTCAACGCTGCTGTATACGGCACTGGTATCGCTGAGGTTGTTATAGAGCAGAAGAAGGTTCTAACACCAGCCACAGAGAGGATCATGGACGGTACGATGAAGGCTGTGGGCGTCACCATGAAGGATAAGACGTGTGTAAGCCTGAAAGCAGTACAGCCACAGAACTTCCTCATCGACCCTGTAGCCACTAACGTACAAGACGCTCTGGGCGTTGCCATAGACAGTTTTGTCTCGCTACACGCAGTGCAGCAGCTTCAGGAAGAAGGTGTGTATCGTGACGTCTACGTAGGCACAGCACCAGACGACTTAGACATCGAGCCTGACGATGAGCTGTTTCAGCAGCCAGACGGCAAGGTGAGACTCACTAAGTACTACGGATTAGTCCCACGCGACCTCCTAGAAGAAGCTGGTAAGGAAAACGACGAGATTGAAGGACTGGACAGCGAGGCTGACGACGAAGGCAGGGACACCTACTACGTAGAAGCCATTGTAGTGCTCGGTAACGGCAAACTACTCAAGGCTGAGGCTAACCCCTACATGATGGCTGATCGTCCCATAGTGGCCTTCTCCTGGGACACAGTGCCTAACAGGTTCTGGGGCATGGGAGTGTGTGAGAAAGGCTATAACAGCCAGAAGGCGTTGGACACAGAGCTACGAGCACGCATAGACGCTCTAGCCCTCACTGTACACCCAATGCTCGCTATGGACAGCACACGGATGCCCAGAGGCAGTAAGCCAGAGATCAAGGCAGGTAAGCTGCTTCTGACCAACGGCGACCCACGTGAGGTGCTGCATCCATTCAACTTCGGCAACGTAGACCAGATCACGTTCGCCCAGGCAGCGTCACTGCAGCAGATGGTACAGGCAGCGACTGGCTCCCTAGACAGCTCTACCCAGGCAGCACAGGGTGGAGGCATCACCTCGGCAGGCACGTCTATGTCGATGGGTGGTGTTATCAAGCGTCAGAAGCGTACCCTGGTCAACTTCCAGGAGTGCTTCCTGATCCCATTCGTAGAGATGGCAGCCTATCGCTATATGCAGTTTGAACCTGAGACGTTCCCTGCAGCAGATTTTAGCTTCTGTGCTACGTCGTCACTTGGCATCATCGCCAGGGAGTACGAAGTGACACAGCTGGTACAACTGCTCCAGACTACAGGTCAGGACAACCCAATCTACCCAATGCTCATTGAGGCTGTGGTGGACAACATGAACATCTCTAACCGTGAGGAGCTAGCAGCGGCTATGGTACAGGCTCAACAGCCTAACCCAGAGCAGCAAGCAGCCCAGAAGGCGGCTCAGGAGGCTCAGATGGCCTTCCAGCAGTCTCAGACCAACGCACTCAACGCCCAGGCGGCTGAGAGTAGCAGCAGAGCGTCTAAGATTGAGATTGAGGCCAGAGGCATTCCTGTGGAGCTGGAGACTGACCGCATTAAGGCTGTAGCAGCGACTACAGACACTGATGATAAGAAGTTTAAGCAGCACATGGAGCTAGCTAAGCTGGCATTGAATGAGAAGGAATTGGGTCTGAAGGTAGACGCTGAAAACACTAAACGAGGAACGTACTAATGAGAATGGTAACTAGCAAGGACATCGAGGAACTGGCAGAGCAGATTAACAAGGCCTTCGAAAGGCTTGAGAAGCGTGTCGCAGCCCTGGAAGAGCCTAAACCAGAGCCTAAGAAAAAAGCCTTGACAAAGTAGTAAAAGTATGGTATAATAGAGTCATATTGTACACATAACACAATACAGAGTAAAAGTCAACCACCTACACAGGAGATAATAATTATGCCCTCAGGAATAGGTACTTATGGAACAAAGGTAGGAAGACCTCCGAAGAATACTAAAAAGAAGACAACTACTACCACAAACAAGAAGCCTAAGCCTAAGACCCGATAAACAGCCACCTTAATAGGAGAATGGTATGAATGACGAGCAGCAGTACTGGGATGATATGCGTGAGATGATGCTCACGGCAGGGTGGAAAGCCCTTGTAGAAGAGCTGGAAGGCAACGCTACAGTGATAGACTCAGTACTACAGGCTAAGGACGAGGCTGACCTGAACTTCAGGAAAGGCCAACTCAACATTCTAGCGTCTTTACTTAACCTGGAAAACTCCATAGAACAAGCGGAGGCCCAGGCTAATGACTAGGCGTATATTTGAATTTCAGTGCCCAGACGGACACGTCAGTGAGAGCTTCATTGACGATTCGGAGGTAACCACTGAGTGTAAGGTCTGCGGTAAGCAGGCAAAACGCATTGTATCAGCAGTGTCGTGTTCACTAGACCCCCTATCAGGAGACTATCCTGGCGAGACAATGAAGTGGGCGAAGAACAGGCAGGAAGTGATACGTAAAGAACGCAAGGCCAACGGTGAGTAGCTCCACCACCCTTGCTTATCTCCACAATGAATTAAATTCACGGAGTTTTTAATGGCTACTTTAGTCGATACACACGATGGACGGCAGGAAGAACAAGCAGTAGAGCAACCAGAGCATTCATTAGAAAACACAGTGGCCCCTGTGGAAACAGAACAAGCCCCTGAGAAACCTACACCGGATGTGCCTGACAAGTATCAGGGTAAGTCTGTTGCCGACATAGTTAAGATGCACCAAGAGGCTGAGCAGCTTCTCGGACGTCAAAGCTCGGAGGTAGGAGAACTACGCAAGGTGGTTGACGAGTTCGTAATGTCACAATCCAAGGAAAAAGATGTCCCAGAGGAGGAGTTTGACTACTTCACTGACCCAGAGAAAGCAATACAGGCAGCTATCAGTAAGCATCCTGCTGTTAAAGAAGCTCAAGAGGCTTCGACAAAGATGCGTCAAACAAGCGCACAAGAACAGCTTAAAGGCAAGCATCCAGATATGAAAGAAATATTGACGGATGAGAGTTTTATAGGATGGGTTAAAGATAGCAGCTTTAGAACTAAGCTACTGCAGGAAGCAGATCGCAACTACAACCTGGAAGCTGCTGATGAGATATTCAGCCAGTGGAAGGAGCGTAAGGCTCTAGTGGGCCAGACAGCGAATGCAGAGAAGCAGAGCCGTAGTTCTTCTATCAAGGCAGCCAATACTGGCAACGCCACTGGTAGTGCTGATTCAGGCAGTAGTAAGAAAGTCTTCCGACGAGCAGACATTATTAAACTCATGCGAAACGACCCAAGCCGCTACGAAGCATTGTCAGGAGAGATCATGACAGCGTACGCAGAGGGCAGGGTTAAATAACTTAACTCATTGTAGGAAGATTTAACATGGCTACAACAAAGTCGATTTACCCACTCCAGAATGGTGGAGTGACCAACACAACTGCAGCAACTTTCATCCCTGAAATTTGGTCGGATGAAGTTATCGCGTCTTACGAGAACAGCCTGGTACTGGCACCGCTAGTAAAGCGTATGTCAATGACTGGCAAGAAGGGTGATACGGTTAATATCCCAGCACCCGTCCGTGGTACAGCGACTGCGAAGTCTGCAGGTACAGCGGTTAGCATCCAGAGTGCTACTGAGAGCAACGTACAAGTTCTCATCGACAAGCATTTTGAATACTCGCGCCTTATCGAAGACATCACAGCTACACAGGCACTCTCTAGCCTCCGTCAGTTCTACACTTCTGACGCTGGTTACGCGCTTGCTAAGCAAGTCGATTCAGACCTGCACGGACTGGCTGTAAACTTTGGTGACGCTTCTGGCGACTACTTGAACACTAACTCGCTCTACATCGACGCTTCTACTGGTTTGACACAGTACGCTCCTGACACAGTAGCAGCAGCTGACGTGTTCACTGACGCTGGCTTCCGTAGCCTCGTTCAGCGCATGGACGACGCTGACGTGCCTTTCGACAACCGTGTGTTTGTGATCCCACCCGCGCTTCGTAACGCGATCATGGGTATCGACCGCTACGTGTCTTCTGACTTCGTAAGTGGTGCGCCGGTACAGAATGGCAAGATCGGTAACATCTACGGTATTGACGTGTTTGTATCAACAAACTGTGCCACTACTGAAGCGGCGGCTGATAACTCAGCCAACACTAACGACCTCAAGGGCGCGCTACTCATCCACAAGGATGCGTGTGTACTCGCTGAGCAGATGGGTGTCCGTTCGCAGACACAGTACAAGCAAGAGTGGTTGTCTAACCTCTACACTGCTGACCAAATCTACGGCGTGAAAGTATTGCGTCCTGAGGCTGGTTTCGTACTGAACGTCAACGCGTAAGACGTAGTAGAAGAAAGGGAGGGGCTTAACGGCCTCTCCTTTTTTACCTTCCCTCCTATCCTCAAATAAGGCAAAGTAGATGACCGTAATTGTAACCAAGAATAGCTCGACTGCTTCAGCCGTCCCTCTTACAAGTGACCTGATCCAGGGCGAACTCGCCGTCAACGTCACTGACAAAAGAATCTTC